CAAAAATGGACCCGAGAGGGCTCCCTGGTATCACATTGTGACGCCAACTCTACTGCCCCGTCTAAGCAGCGTCGTGAGACGCTTCCGACAACGGGATTACTGCTGCTTACAGTGTAACGTCGGAGATTCGCATGCCCTACGTAGACAGTCCCATAAATCAGGACTATACCGAGAAGGAAGGCCACGATAGCGAAGGGAATCTGAACGTGAGTCCAGAGTCCTTAGCCACAATAGCTCGCCTTACCCGGAAACGAGGGCGCTTCAAGATCCCAGACGCGTTCCAAGAGCTAATTTCGCGATTTCACTTCTTTGAGACCCCTGTTGAACAGGATATCATTGAGCGTGTGCGGAACCGCTACTACGAGCGCGTTGAGGTGACAGAAGATACGATTCGTAACCCCTACTCGAGGCTTAATCCTCCCGAAAAGGGGAAGATCGTAGACGATGGTGGTGATTTCACTCACTATACCATCGAATACACGAATATCGTTGCGAAGCCCGTGCACCAAGTGTTGCCTGGGGAAGTCGGTGATCTGACGGTGTCTGGCCTTATTTGGCTGGATCCGCCGGTATTCGATCACCTAGGCATATCAGTGCGCGATGCGATCGAGCCTCCTGAAGAGGATCTCGATCTCTCAGATATAGGGCCCAGATTGTGGAAGGCTATGTCTCCCACAAATCCAACTGTCGACCTAGGCGTAGCCTTGGCCGAAATTCGGGATTTACCCCGCCTTGTGAAGGGCAGGTTGGATTCCCTTAAGAACCTGGTGTCGACCCTCGAAAACCCAAAAGGTTTAGCGGATTGGCTCCTGGCTATTCAGTTCGGATGGAAACCTCTATTGGCTGATATCCGTGGTATTATAAAAGCATACCACAAAATTGAAGCCCGCATCGACTTTTTGATGCGAAACGGCGGTCAGCCGTTACATAGGGTTATTCCTCTAGGTGACCCCAAAGTCGAGACCGAAGTATTACTGGACGAGACCCACCAGGAGAATCCTGGATGGATGATCGACCAAGTGCCGGTTGGTTTCGACTCTGACGAGATGACGGACAGATTCAAGATTAAGCTCACGCTGGTCACTAAGACCTACGAGAGCGCATCAGGAGTTTTCACCTATCATCTCGGCGACGTTCCCCAAACGCCCGCTTATTTGCGAGCGAAGCTCCTCGGATTAATTTTCGATGAGGGCTTAATTTGGGACGCTTCACCGTGGACCTGGTTGGTCGATTGGTTTAGCAACATGGGCGATGTCATTGACAACGTCCAGGCGAACATCAACGATCGAGTAGTTTCACTTTACGCCTACGCTCAAAGACGTGTTGTCCGCGAGTATAGGTTTGAGTGCTCAAACGGGTTTTACCAGCTAGGCGCTACTCGTACTTTTGATACGAAGTGCCGTCGCAAAATAGACCCGTTCGGATTAGCAGCAGAGGTCGGACTTTCCGACCTGCAGTACGCCATCTTGATAGCGCTCGGGCTCACGAGAGCCTAAGCACAAACCCCTGTCAAGGTGTTCAACGTCGTGAGACGTTTCTCACTTCTTAACAAGGAAGATCCCTACCATGTTCGCAGACCCGATTACGATCACTATTAATGCCGTGAATAAAAACC